ACCTAGTCGTGTCATGGGTATCCATCAAGGTAATGGAGATTATCTGATTTACATTACTATGGGATTCTGGACTATGCCTTTTGGTATATTTGATATGGATACATTAAAGACTATTGTACCTGTATTTAATACTTTAGATGGTATGTATCCTGCACAATTTATGACATTCGCAGGATTTGAAGATATCTGGGTATATATGGATACTACTGAAGGACAAGAAGATTTTGCTTTAAGTGTTATTAGAGATTTAAATCAAAAAGCACTTGATGCAGAAGGAGTAAGATAAATAGTAAGGGGGAGTAGTGGATAAATTAGAAGCAATAAGGATTCTGTCTGAGAAGGATTGCTTTAATTGGATTAGATTAAATAAATTACAGTTATCTCATGGCCCTTGGGATCTAATGGGCCATGAGTATCAGAAAGACTGGCTCACATGTGAAGCTAAAGAACAATGCTTCATTAAAGGAGCACAAATTGGGGCAACGGAAGCATTGGTTCTTAAGACGCTATTCGGTCTGGTTACTGACAAGTATCCAACGGGTGCGCTTTACCTTTTTCCAACTAGAGATGATGTTAGAGACTTTAGTAAGTCTCGATTTGATCCACTTATTCAAAATAATGAATTTATTGGTAAACATGTTAAAGCGGCTGGAGATAAAGGAACAGATGCACAAAATATTAAGAAGATTAGAAAAGGATACCTATACCTTCGAGGAGCTAAGAGCACTAAGAAGATTGGCGGAACCAAAGAATCTTCAAGCCAACTTAAATCTATTCCGGCTGATAGGATCGTATTTGACGAAAGAGATGAAATTTCGGATGCTATGGTGGAGCTTGCAAGACACCGTGTTATGCATTCTAGAGTCAAAGAAATCATCTCGCTTGGAACTCCTACTATTCCTGACTATGGAATGGATGCGCTTTATAAGGAGTCCGATCAAAGAGTATGGATGATTAAATGCCAAAAATGTGCTAAATGGTCATCGCTTGATTTGGAGTTTCCAAACAGTATAGGTAGACGACCAGATCGAACAGCATATAGGCGTTGTATTTATTGTGACGCCGAGTTAAATCCTATGTATGGTAGGTGGGAGGCTCAGTATCCCAACAATGATGTAGTTGGGTGGTGGATCTCTCAGTTGAATTCAGTATATGTAGATCCAACGTATATTATAGATAGGTATGAAGATCCTCCACAGGGAAATCTGTCGGAGATTATGAATAGTAATCTTGGTAGGGCATATATCCCTGCTGAGAATAGACTCACACCGCAGGAAATGTGGACATGCCAAGGAGACGATCCTATGCTTACTAAAGCAGAGGGACCTTGCTGTATGGGAGTCGATGTAGGTACACAACTGCATGTTGTAATAGCACAGCGTAAAACTCGCAAGACGCTGGAGATCATAAAATTGTGTCGAGTAACCTCGTTTAATGATCTACATGATTTAGCGAGGGACTTCAATGTGAAGTCCACCGTCATTGACTTGTATCCTGAACAACGTAAAGTAAGAGAGTTCCAACGTAGCGAGACACATAGCGTTTATGGTTGTCAATACGTTGAAGCAAGAGCACAAATGGCTTCTTGGGACGATAAGGATAAAATAATTAAGTGTGCAAGAACTGAAGTATGTGATGCTAGTCATGAACAAATCACTACTCCAAGTGGAATGATTATTCCACGAAGGAATAAAGAAGTTGAATTGTTTGTGAAAGAGTGTTGTAATATTGCTAAGGTTCTTGAGGAAGATAAAGATACTGGATCTAGAATCTTTAGGTATAAGAAACTTGGACCAGACCATTACAGGCATGCCTTAAATTATTGTATTCTTGCTTCTGAACGTACAGGTACAATTAGTGATAAGAAACTAATCAAACGATTCTTCGGTAAGAGAGCCAAACGGACTTGGCTTACTGCGTAGTCGTGGGGAGGAATTATGAATACAGTATATTTTAGTGATAAAACAACGAGAGAAATCTCAGATCAGGAAATGTTAAATTTAGTTAAGCGTCTAACTCATATGGGTCTAAAGGTACACAGAACACGTTATTTAAAAGATGCAGAAGAGATTTGGATACTGAGTCCATCTAATATAAGTAGAGTAGTTATGGGGAGAGATGATGATGAAGACGAAAACGATGACGATAGTTCCACAAGTGTGGAGTCAGTGGTTGTACCGGAAGTTTCTGAGGGAACAGAAGATAGAGAAGGAGATACAACTCCTGTTGAAGAAGAGGAACCTGAAACCCAACAACAACGAAACGATAGACTCTTAGCAGAAATGAAAGAGAAGTCTGATTGTGCTGGTAATGGGCATGAGGGCAAAGAACAAGTGATTCACTTTCAAGATGTTATGATTAGAAAGAAAGGCGCAAAAACTAGTCTGCCAAGCAGACGATATTTTCCAGTATGTTCATTTTGTGGACTGCGCCAGAAGTATGTAAAGGCGGATAGCCTAACAGACGAACAGAAAGAAAACGCAAAATTATATGAGGTATAACGAATGTTTGAATTCTTAAGTAAGATAAAGAAACTAGATAAAGCCAAGAAAATGTTTCAACGGGCTGTTGATGCTGATCGTGAGTGGCAAGGTGGAGCGATTCAGGATTTTAATTTTCGAGATGGGGAACAGTGGACTAATGAAGAGAAACGTATCCTAGCAGAAGAATTAAGACCTTGTATGACATTCAATTTAACCAAATCACAAGTTGATTTGATTATGGGTATGAATGAAGATAACAGAATCACACATAGATGTTCACCAGTGGAACCTTTAGATGGGTTCTTATCAGAACTTTTGAATGATATTTCTGATTGGGTTCGAGAAACTAATGAGTTTGACGACGAAGAAGATATGGCTCTTGAATCTGCTGCAATATGCGGAAGAGGATATGTAGCATTAGATGTATCACCAGATCCTAAAAAGTTTGGCGATATTAAAATTCAAGAAATAGTTGTACCTGTTCGTGAAGTGCATCCTGATCCATCAGCACGCAGACCTAATTGGTCTGATGCATCTTATATTTGTTGGGATAGATGGATTGGTATAGAAGATTTTAAAATTAAATATCCAAAAATAAGAGGTAAAGCTCTTAAAGAATTGATAAGTGAAGGTTTAGGACATGGTATAGATAGTATAGCAGAAGGACAACCACAAGAGTATTTTGAACCAGAGTTTGATATATCTGGTGATGACTCTGATTATGATATGCCTTTAGATCTTAATTACTATGACCGTACCAAGAATATGATTAGATTAGTACATATGGAGTATTGGAAGAATTATACACGTTATTATGTATTTGATCCTATTGTTGGTGACTTTCAAGAAGTACCAAACAAACCGAGTACAGAAGATAAGGCTCTGTTCTTACAAGAATTTGGAGAAGAAATGGTTATTGAAACCATGCAAGATAAGAAAGTCATGTGGCTACAGTTCACTGGCGATAGGATCTTGTATGATGGAGATTCACCTATTATATTTCCCGGATTCTCAATAGTGCCTATGTTTGCTTTCCGTGATGTTTCAATGAGAACAGCGGATCATTTTGGAATTGTGCGGTTGATGAAAGATCCTCAAAGAGAAATCAATAAGCGTTGGTCACAAGCCTTAAACATGTTGAACAATCAAGTTCAACCGGGAGTATTTGCAGAGGCTGAGACATTCGTTGACGAAGCTCAAGCACAGGCGTCTATGAAAGAAGCAGGTGGTATCACTTATTTAAATCCGGGTGGATTAAGTAAGATGAAGGAAAGACAAGTTCCAACCTTTCCTAACGCACCTATGCAAATGGAACAATTCAGTCAAGATATACTGAAGAAGATTACGGGTATTAATCCCGACCTACTTGGTCAAGATCGAGGGAGGCAGGAACCGGGAGTCGTAGTGCGGCTACGACAACAACAAGGGATGACCTTGCTGAAACCATTGTTTAATGGACTCAACAGAATGAAGAAGGGTCTATTTAAACGCCAACTGGCAATTATTATGCAGTTCATGCCTAATAGCCAGATACTTAAGATATTGGGTCAAAACGATAGATATCAAGTCTTCAAGGAAACTGGTGAGATAGTAGATACCATGTTAGGTCTGAAGGCTAATATCAGAGCTGTGAGGGAGTTAGAATATAATATCAAAGCAGAAGAAGCTACTGGTAATATGTCTAAGAGAATGATGGAAATGCAAATGCTAATGGAAATGATGGAAAAGAATTTTCCAGTAGATCCAATGCAAATCATTGAAAAGTTAGAACTGCCAGAATCAGAGAAAGTACGTTGGATGAATTACGTTACTCAACAACAAAAAGCTCAAGCACAAGAGAAACAACAAATGCTAGCTAAGGAAATTGAGTTTAAGGAACGTGAGATGGCAGATGATGAACGTGAAACTACGTTAGAGTTTATTGTGGATATGGCTAAGATTAAACAGATGGGCGAAAAGGATGAAAAGAGTATGATTACGAATTTCGCCAAGATGTCAGTGGAAGAACAACGAAATCTTATGCAATTCACAGCGCAGATGGCTAGTGTGGCTGCTCAGGCTGTACAGCAAGAACAAGAGATGGCAATAGATGCCAAGAGAGCAAAGCAGGAGCTTGGTCAAGATGCTAATGCACATAAACAAGACATGGCATTTGATAGAGAGAAACAAGCGTTAGATTTAAAAGCCGCAGAAGAAAAACAAACTCAAGCTATGCGGTTCGCTAAAGAGAAAGCTGCTATTGCAAATGCTCAAGCAAAGAAACAAGGGGGAACTTATGGACGAGCGCAATCGAATAGTAGAAAATGATAAACCAAAAAGTAGGAGACTCTACAGACGCAAAGGTTGGAAGGGCTTTGTGCACTCCTACGAAGTATATACAACTAATGGTAACTTCGAAAAGGTCAAGTTTGATGATACTATTAATGAAGACAAGATTGTAGAAAAAGATGATTTTAAAACTATATATAAGTTTTAAAAAGGGGGAAATATGAAAGCAAAGTTAGATAAGATTCTAAAAGATCTCGTCAGTCAATATGATGGCGCTGCTGAAGAGCAGGACAGGGCGAATGCCTTGGTTCTAATTCAAACGGCTCTAGTTAATAGAATTAATTGGAATACGATTGAAGTAGGGAACATAAATATCAAAGAAATGAAGAAAGAAATAGCAAGTAAATAGTTTGACCCAACGTACTACCTCCCCCTAGTACGTTGATCGAGTGGGGCGTGAAGGAAAGTCCTCGAAAGAGACTGCTACCGGATTGCCCCCTCCAAAATAAACATGAGGGAGTTTCGTAGCTCCGAACGATAAGGGAGGCCAATTATGGCAAAAGACGCATTAGATAAAATACTAGATGGTGATATTGAAGATTTAGAGGACGAAGAAGATGAATTCACTATCGAAGAGTATAAAGCACTACAAGAAAAGTTGGAAGCATCCAAGAAGGAAACTCAAGGGATGTTGAGTACAATCAAGAGTGAAAGAGCAAAAAGACAACAATCGGCTAGTGAACTGGCCGAGTTAAAAGGTACTGTAAACGGTATCTTACAAGCACGAAACGCTAGCTTCGATAATGCAGCGGCCCAAAAGAAGGACGCAGATCTGAGGGCATCAGTAGAATATACCGATGACGGGGATGGGTATATCAATCTGGATGGAGCAATAAATCCCGTGGTTGATAAGTTGAGTCAGGAGATTAAAGAACTAAAAGACTATATCATCCAAACCGATCAGACTAGACAGGTGGACGCACAGGGAGACGCACTGATTCAGTCTATTGTCGGAGAGAAACCAGAGTACGGAGCCGCATATAGCAAGTATAAGAATGCTCATAAGTGGCTTGACGACAGAGTAACGGCATGGCAGGATGCAAATGGCGTGCAACGTCCATTGACCGGAGGAGAAGCGCTCGACTATGTATTCACAGACGCAAGTGAATTTAATGAGACCTTCCCCGGAGTGAATATTGCCGACATTTTATTTGCTGAGGATTCTCAGTATCAATTACGCACGATGCTCGATAACGTGTCAAAAGGCTCTACCCCTGAGTTAAAAAGACCAGACGCTCGTTTTCAGAAAGTATTGAATAAACCCTCTGGGCTGGGAGCGAACGCCAACGCAAACGCTGAGTTATCTGTAGTAGACAAAGCTGGCAATCTATCATCTATGGATATTATGGCATTGAGTGATGAAGCAGCAGCACAGTTAGAAGCTGCTATGTTTCGAGAAGAGAAGGCAGAGGGCATCAAATGGAATAATTAAGATAAAAGCATAAAGGAGAAATATTATGGCTGTTACTGCTTTTGGAACAAACGATGCTCAGACAGTAAAATTATGGAGTTCACTCACATTGCGAGAAGCTCTTAAAGCAACTCTGTTTAGCAGATTAATGGGAACTGGTAAAGGGGCCATCCTTCAAAAGATGACCGAACTTGAAAAGAGTGCCGGGGACCAAATCAAGTACGACCTATTAATGCAAATGACTGGCGACGGTGTTACCGGAGACAATCGTATGCGTGATAGTGAAGAAGCACTGGTTTACTACCAAGATACGGTTAATATTGACCAACTACGAAACGCTCACTTGTTCCGTAGAATGTCTCAACAACGGACGCTGCATAACCTTCGTTCTGACGCCAAGGGAAATCTGGCTGATTGGTTTAGTGGTAAGTTCGATAGTTATATGTTCCGTACACTTTGTGGTGATACCTCATTAACACATGGACAAACGGCTACTGCGCCGACCACAGAGCATACTCTGTGGTCTGGTGACGCTACTTCACAGGGTACAGTTGGTGCCAATGACCAGTTTAGTCTGGCTGACATCGACTACGCTATTGAAATGGCGAAGACGTTGACTCCACCTATCAGACCTACAGAAGCGGCTGGCGAGCAAATGTATGTGATGGTTCTCCATCCATATAGTGTAACCGATCTTCGGTTAGACGTTGCTGCTTCGGCTTACTTTACGTGGCCTGACATTCAGATGTACGCTAACAAGCGTGGTCTGAAGAATCCTATTTTTACAGGAGCACTTGGTATTTATAACAACGTGGTTCTGATCGAAGCTAATAGGATTTATAATCCTACCGCTACCGTGTACAACAACCTGTTCTTAGGAGCACAAGCTGGTGTATTCGCTATGGGTGGTGCGTATGATGCGATTGAAAGCACCCGTGTAGGAAAAGACAATCTAATGAGCTGGTATGAGGAAAAGGACGATTACGGGAATGAAAAGGGTATCTCCGTTGGAAGTATCTTTGGAATGAACAAGTCGGTTTTCAACAGCAAGGACTATGGATTGGTAACGATTCAGTCTTATGGTGTTGCTCATACCTAATAATCTTCCGCCATTAGGCGGAGATTAGTATAATAATAAAATAAAATAGGAGAACGAATAATATGGCTGCAATGTTATACAACTTAGATCACAAGGCTGGTGGGAATCCTAAAGCAGGTTCTTTCTGGATGTTTGCAAGGGTTGACTTTTCGGAGTACCCTACGCTGGCTACTGGTGATTCTATTAGAATCGGTAAAGTAATAGATGGATGGATCATAATGAACAGTTATTGGCGGATGCCTACTGCTAGTACCTCTACTGGTAC